GCACGATGACGATGGCGAAGAAATGCAGCACGAAGAGGGTCGCGCACCCTGCGAAACAGGGAGATGAGTCGTACGAGGTGGGCCCCGGCCGACCACCCAAGGAGCATCAGTTCCGGCCCGGCCAGTCCGGCAACCCCAAGGGTCCGCCGAAGCACAGGACCCAACTGTGGAGCTACTTCTGTCGGTACATGGGCATGACCGACGCCCAACTGGCCAAACTCGACCGATGCAAGCTCACCCAGGCCCAGCAGACCGCGCTGAAGCTGGTCGAACAAGGCACCTCGGGCGACAAACCTGAGTGGGAGCGGATGGCGCGGTACGTCGTGGATCGCGAGGAAGGCAAGGCAGCCGAGCATCTGGTCATCGACCGAGAGAACGACCTGACCGACGACGAGTGCGAGCAACTGAGGGAACTGATCCGGGAGAATCATGGCCGCGACGCTGACGAATGACCAGATCCGTTACGCAGGCAGGAAGATCCTGCTGTACCGGCCCAGGCCGGCGGCAAAGCTGTTCCACCAGAGCCGGGCGAAGAATCGCTGGCTCTTCGGCGGCAACCGCAGCGGCAAGAGCGAGGCGAACATCGGCTTCGACCTCTGTTCGTTCGCCCTGGGGCTGCATCCATACCGCCCGACACCGAAGGGCGCCACCATCTGGGCAGCGGCCAACACCTGGGACCTGGTCGGCAAGCTGCTCTGGATGGAGAAGATTCAGGCGTACCTGCCGATGAGCCAGATCGCCTCCATCGTCTGGCACAACAAGGGCGCCGAGATCCCCAAGGAGCTGCGCCTTCGCAACGGCAACCGGATCGAATTCAAGGCCTACGAGCAGGGCCGCAAGGTCTTCGAGGGACGGGCCATCGACGCATTCTATGGCGATGAGCAGTGCAAGAGCGATGCGGAGGGGGTCTGGCAGGAGATTCAGGCCCGTCTGCTCGACAAGGGCGGCTTCAGCGCCCAGAGCATGACGCCGATTCTGTATCAGCCCTGGCTGGAGGATCGCATCAAGGCTCTCCCGGATACCGACGCCGTCTTCTACGCCGATCTGAACGACAACCGCAAAAGCCGAGGCGGATACGTCGCGGATGTCGAGATCGAGGCCATGATCGCCGAATGGCCGGAAGAGGTCCAGGAGACGCGGATCAAAGGCCACTTTGCCGCCTTCCTGGGCGCCGTCTACAAGCTGTTCAACCGCGACACGCACGTGTTGAGGCCCTTCGAAATTCCCGCCGATTGGCCCCGGTGGCGCTCCATCGACTGGGGGTTCAACAACCCGTTCTGTTGCCTGTGGCTGGCCCAGGACCCGGATCGACGCTGGTACGTCTACCATGAGCACTACCAGGCCCGCGAGACGCTGGCCTACCATGCCGAGCGGATCAAACAGATCAGCGGGCGGGAGCGCTACCGAGCCACCTGGGCCGACCACGACGCCCAGGACCGCTACGAGTTCGAGAATCTGGGCATCAAGACGACGCCGGCACGCAAGGACGTTCACCTGGGCATCGAGGCGGTGCAGACGACGTTGAAGGTCCAGGGCGACGGCCGGCCGCGACTGTTCATCTTCGAGGCCTGCAAGCATACGATTCAGGAGATGACCGGCTACCGCTGGGCCGAGGGGACCGAAACCCGCGACGCCAAAGATGAGCCCCTGAAGGTCAACGACCATGCCTGTGACGCTCTGCGCTACGCCATCTTCGGCGTCGAGGGCACCGGCTGTTTCTCACAATGCGACTTGTCTTGAAAGGACCTGACTATGAATTGGGAACAAGCGAAGAATCTGCCCATCGGCCACGTTTGGCATCATCAGGACTTGTGGAAGCATTTTGCGGCCGTTGCTGGCGGCGTCGCCTATCCGGGCAAACGTCCAGGCTTTGCCGTCGTCGCGGGGCTGCGGCCCGTTGCAGGCGAGCGGCACCATGAAATCTGCGTGCTCGACGAAGTCGAATCGCCCGACCTTGGTCAGCTTCTGCGTCTCTGCCGTGGTCTGATTCCGACGTATCACTACCCGCGATCACCCGACGAGTTCTTCCGCTGGTTCGGCAACCGGCGCAGCACAGCGGCAGAGACCTTGATTCGCGATCTCAACGGCACCGCAAGCGGGCCACGAATGCATGACCTGACGATTCGGTCTACTGCGATTCTCGACATGGAGACCCCCTATGCGTTCATGGTGGCGAAGATTCGCGAGTACACCAGCGAAGGGCAGAAGACGCTCCATCTCAGAGGCAGCCGGGTCACAAGCGGCCTGACCGAAATCCCACAAGGGGAATTATCCGAACTGGCGTTCGGCAGCTACCCCGCCGTCGAGGCCCTGGCCTTCGTGGTCGAGGGTTTGCGAAAAGAGGCGGACCACATCTGGTATCGCATGAGGCGTCCCCACGATGACGACGAAACGCCAGTCGATTGGTGAAGATCTTCGTGGGTCAGACGGCGGACGGATACCTCCAACCAGCACGCCAAATTCAGGGAGTCTGACGAACGCCTGGAGCGCGTCGAAGGCGTGACTGGGATGGCACTCCTCACCAGTACGACAGCGGTTCATTCTGCGTCTGGCCATCCGATTCATGCCGTTGCTCCCGCAATTCGTTGTTCTCACGCCGGAGTTTGGCGGTGCCCGCATCATCCGCCAACAGGAACAGCCTGCCCTGCTCCTCGAAGGCGGACACCGATCGCGACGTCCTCGGTCTGTTCGTTGACGATGTCCTGGGGGATGTTGTGCTTGAGGCCGAGTCTGATTAGCCGCGACGTTTCAGGTGAGACGTACCTCTCAGTATCTCGATCAACTCGGTCTCGGATGGGCCGCTCATTTTCTGCTGATCGCTTGCGCTCTGACTCCAGATCCGAAGCGCGTGCAGCTTGATCGCGGGGTTCTTGAGTTCCTGCCTCGCCAGTTCTTCCGGGCTCGGCAGGGGCGGGTAGCCCTTGGAGTTCCCTTGCGATCTTTTCGGTTGGGTCGGCATCGCAAAAGCTCCTGATCCAGACCCTACGGCGCTATTAACCTGCTCCCGAAGTTCGTTGTTCTCACGTCGGAGTTTGGCGGTGACGTCCAAAAGAGAGAATAGTCCCAGGGATGCAATGAATGCAAGGAATCCGCCAAGATCACGGCGAAGACTTGTCCATTCGGGCTCGCCGAGGGCGTCCATTCCAGATTGAACCGTCCAGGATAACGGTATCCAGAAGAGAGATGACTCAAATCCTGGCCACAAGAGGAAGAACACGCCGAAGAGGAAGCCAAACGCCACAACCGTATGCTGCAACCGCCAGAAGAAACCGTCATACGGCTCGTGTCGGCAGTGCCAATATATCCAGATCACGGTTGAGAGAGAAACCCAACTGCCAAACAAGATCAAGAGGGCGTATCCAATAAACCTATTCATGTTGGGCCTTGAAAGCGGTACTGTTGTCACTCTTCGTATGCTCTTCCTGCCGTCGGCGCCGGTCATTGGACAGCCACGCCGTCCGCTGGCGCCAGTCCTTTATCTTGAGGATCGTCTACGTCGGGAAGGCTGATCCACGTCTCCCGTATCACGTCCAGCGTCTCCTGTATCGGCCTTCCCGCCTCGTTGGCCTGATCGAGATACAGTTCCGCCTGCTCTTGGACGCTTAGGACGTACTCCAGCACCTTCCCCTGGCTCTTGAGGTACTGATGGAGCTTCGGCTGGTGCTTCTTGAGGTGCCTCAGCTTCTCCCTGCCGAACCCGTTCAGTTCCAGGTCATCTGACTCCCGGGTCATCGATCAAATCTCCCGTCCAAAGACGCTGAAAAATCTACCTGCGCCCGCGCTTGCCCTCGCTCCGTGGTATATGGGCTTCGAACGCGTTCTTTGTAGACCTTCGCTCCCACAAAATCAAGAATCTCGCAAGATTTTGTTTGAACTCCGCGCCGGAGGTGGCGATACTATGGGTATGAAACCTGTAGGATCACATCTCTATCAGAACTCCAAACTCATGGCCGGGGCATGTCTATCCGTAAGGACGACTGCGCTCCTACAGGGCGTCATTAACCCCCGGCCACCTTCTCTCAAAGGGGTATACCATGAAACCTGTAGGAATCGCAACCACCCGCCACAATAGATCCCCAAGTGGCGCCGTAGACCGTGCCCATGACGTCGGTCCACCCGTCTTCCACCCCATTGAATCTGGACAGCTTATTCCCTTAA